TCGGTATTCGACATGCCCTGCTTTTTTAGAAGCCTCACAGAGTTTTGAACCCCTATCGGAAGTTTTGCCATTCTGTTGTTCTGAATATCTGAGATAACTTTCACCGGCTCTTTTTGTGCGAATGTCCCATCGGTCAGCACTTGCAGGGCCGCTGTCTTTTCGACCTCATCCATGTTGTCTTGAAATGTTTTAATCTCTGAGCCAGACAGAAAGCTGATTGATTTTTGTGTCTGTGCTTTCCGGCGGTTCTCAATGTTCACCAGACCATTTACGCCCACCAGGTCATCGCGGACAGAATCCACACTGAAAATTGATTCATGGGCTTGCAGGAAGCTGGCCTCCAGCCGCTCGTTGTTTTTCTTAACAAAGGAATCTAGGTAGGTGTTGTATTTATTATTGGCAGTGATTGCAGCTTGAGCGCGGAACTTACGCGATACGCCTGGGGCATTCTCATCCAGCACTGAAGCATAGCCGGCATTGATCGTATCTAGCGCAGTAGCAAAGGATTGCGGACTGAAGTCATCAACGCCGACACTGGCAGCTAGATCGGCGCGTTGCTGATCCGTCATTGATTCATCATTCAGACTAGTATCAAAGACTGCCGCCAGAGTAGACATGCGGTTTGATGCTAGGGCGGTGATTTCATCATCAGCCACTGATAGAGCTGCTTTACGAACTGACCGGCCATAAATCGTGGTGTCGTCGCCCGGCAGCTCCAGCTCTTCGCCAGACGCATAGGCTTCGTTGATTTGTTGCGGTGTGGGCGCATTTGCTGCCCCATATTCAGCGCCTTCAATCTTTGCTTTGTCGGCTGCTTGGTTCAGGAAAAAAGACGACAGCCGGTCTAGTGAGCTGGCAAGCTGCGACAGCCCCTGTGCCTGAACACGCTGATTAGTGAAGTCCACACGCGGGATGCGTGTGATTTGGTTGCTTTCTCTTAGCCGCATAGATGTTGGTTGACGCGCCATTATACCACCTGCATAGACCCGCCAGTTGACGAAGCACCACTTGTAAACCCGGCAGTTGACGAAGCACCACCGGTAAACCCGGCAGTCGGATAGATCTGACCAGCCTGGAAGATGCTGCTTCCAACAGTGATGAACGCCTGTTGACGGGCAAACTTATTTGCATTGGTGGCAGCCGTGCGCTGCATACCAGTCTGATACTTCGACATCGCTATCGCATATTCGGCATTGCTCTGTGCCATTTTGAACTGCGTGACACCTTCACGCATATTCAGATTGGTGATCAGGTCGGGTGTGGTGCCTGATGCGAACGGGTCCATATTGCTGGCTGCTTGCCGCGCAGTGTTGGCAGCTATGACCCGCTCCAGATTTTTGAGGGCCGACAATCCTTCGCGCTTGGCATTGAGAGCTGCAACCCGCCCCTGTAACTCACTTTGCCTGGCTTCAGCGCGGAGCTGGTCAGCTTTGGCCTTGCCGGCATTGATTTGCGCCTGGGCGCTCAAAACGCCGGTAACGACTGAAACGGCTGCTAGTATTGGACCCGACATCTTACTGTCCTATCGATACTTTGTAGTCGAGCGCCAACACAGTGAAGAACACCGGCTGGCTCTGACTGATGGTGATTTGTGCGTCCCGGTCATATCCCAGGAAGCCTTGCGTCTTTTTCACGCCGGTGAAGGTCGGCACCGCTCCTGCGCCCGACAAGGGCAGGGATTGCAGCGAGACTTCACGTCCGTTCAAGGTGAGGTTCTGTGATCGATACAGGACGGGTGTTATTTCAAGTATGCGCCGGCGATGGCTTTGGACCGTGCCGGATGGCAGACGTGGCTCAAATGGCTGTGTTTTGACTGTGACGGTGTAGGGCAGCCCGACCTCGGCATATCTGGCTGGTGTGCCGCCCAAAGTCACCTGGCCGCTGCTGACGGTCTGATCGGTGTCTACTATGTCATCGCGCACGATGTTGACGGTCTTGCCTTCTAGGTGGCTGAGAGAGCCAGCAGTGGCGCTTCCGGGCAGACCTTGGTCAGGCGAGGTAGCCCCGCTGAAATATTGGACGGCCGAATCCGTCGTGCGGTCATCATCGAAGGTTTCCAAATAGTACTTGGTTGCACCGCCTATGGTGCGCTTGACCATCACATAGATTGTGTCGAGATCAACACCGATGTCAGTGAACACGCCGTCTGTCGTAAAGCTGGAGGGGGCAACGATCTGCTGGGCGCGATTGATCATAAAGGCTGCGATGCTGCCGGCCAGATCAGTGCTGGCAGGACGATAGCCGGAGGTATCGGTGCCATTGATGATCAGCAGCAGATCACCCTCGGTGGTGTCGGTAGCAGTACGCAGAGCCATCCGCTTCGGATCTAGGATCAGATGCGATGACAAGAGGGAGATATTGTTTGCCACATATGACAGCTCTACGTCCGAAAACAGCAGCTCCCGCAATGCTTTGCCTTGGCGCTGGATAAACAGGGTGCCACCTTCAGCGGCTTGTGGCCGAATGCCGACCTTAGATCCTCGCCGGGTAGCTGACTTGATGGTTACGTTGGATGGCGTAATGGGAGATAGATCGGCCTGGGGCAGGAAAAACTCGGCTCCCGTCGTGAATATCTGAAGGTCACGGCCAGAGCGGATGCCGGTAATGGCATTGACCGCATCCGTCGTCAGCGTCACCAGGAAGGCATCATCATCCAAAGATTGTGTCGGCCGGAAGTTTGTATGATCGCCGACGACTGACGCAAAGACCGTGGAGGGTCTTGATGCACTGCCTCCGAAATACAACCGGCCTTCATGGAAGCTACAAGTACGCGGCCAGCCACGGGTATTAGACCAGACATCCTCATAGCCTAGATCGAACTCAATATCGTCGTTGTCTATTGCGTCAGTATTGATAAACGGTATTTCAACTACGCATTCAATTGTTGAGAGACTTGGAATGGCCACGATCCTAGCGCGACCAAAACCCTTGCCAGCAGCACTAAAATTGCCGCTTGTTTCTTTGAGCTGAATGAATTGGTGCAGCTTATCATGCTGTTGAAATACGTTGCCATCTGCGGTGATCGTGATGTTTCCATCGACAGCACTGGGCGTGAATGTGTTCCCGGCTGTGGCGCTACCTATTGAGCTGGTCGATGCTACGAACTGAACCTTGGGTATGGTCAGTGACAAGGCAGTGGCTGACCAGGTCGTGTTGTTGGCACCGCGCTGGATCTGAAACGGGGCAAAGTTTTCATGACAAATGATTAGCGTGTCGGCGCTCTGCGTAAAATAGAGCTTGTCCATGTCGAAGTTTGACACGACGTATAGCGTACCAACCGAATAGTCGAGGTAGTCATTACCAGAGCCGTTGATGTTGGTCAGCAGTGTCTGATTGGCAAAGAACCGAAACCGGATGGTCGAAGTCGTGTTCTGCGCCGAGGCCACGATCATGAAGTTTTGTGTTGTCGAGAACTCAAACGGGATCAGGACCGAACCATTGCCGGGATTATCAGCCGTCAGGTCTGCCACAAAGCGAAGGCCGGGACGACGGGCAAAACCGCCTTGCGGCTCAAACACCACATTGTCGGCAGTTTCTACAGATGAGTAGTATTGCTGCAAGTCGATCCGGCCGCGCAGCAACGGGTCCAGCTCACCGATGGTAAAGTTTGCTTGATATTGCTGTACCCGGCTCATCGTACATCCGTCAGTAGATAATCACCCACAACCGAGGGGGTCTGACCGCCGGCATCAATGTTTGCCGCCTGACGGAAATACCCACCTCGGAAGTTTTCAGCGACAGTGCCAAGAGCGATGCTGCGCCAATATTCGGACTTGGTTGTCTGATCTGTTATTACCTCGGCCAGGTGCCAAGCCATCTGATAGGCCAAGAGCTGCACGAAGTAGGTCGGCATCAAGCCTTCCGATACCGCCTTCTGGTAATCAATATGTATTTCAGTCGCGTTCGTAATGAGCACTGCGCCGCCTGATGGTGACTGTGCGATCTCCCAGATCTTGAAGATGGCAGCGCCAGCCGCGGAGCTGGTCCGAACAGCGCGGGGTACGCCGGTCACCATGTCATTTGGCAGCAGGAACTGATTGTCGTATTCCGAGTTGGGAACGACGGTGTCCTTCGTGAGCTGCTGCTTGGCGATGGTGAAGCTCCACGGGTACATCCCGAATGTCTGAAACTTTACTTCCTTATAAATGGTATTGGCGGCAATCGCCGCTGGTGTGCCGTCACTGAGTGAGGTGATCGCTTCAGCTCCTAGCAGTAACAAAGCCTTGTTACAGATGCTGACATCGGTATCGCCAACGGCCATCTAAACCTCCAACAGAGAAGGGGGCCGGCGAACCGGCCCCGCTCGTTTAGTCACTATCGGTTTGGGCGATAGTCGTTCCGTCAGATACGTCCACGACGCCGGACGCATTCGATACCACCGTGTGGATCGATGACGCCAGAGTGCCGCCGGTGGAGGTTACCGAGATGATAACATCACCGACTGATACATCTTCAGACACATCATTGAAGTATGCGGCGGTATTGAGTGTCGCCACGGTGTCTGTCGTTGTGTAAGTGAACAACTGAGGTGCGGTGCCTTTTTTAGACTGACCGCCGATAGGGTTCCAACCCGCTCTTGCAAATGCCATGATCAGTCCTCCTAGCTTTCATCCATTACGACATCAACGATACCGTCAACATCAATCGCCACAGCGCCCATTGACAGCATCGCTGTCACCAGGAATGACGTTTTCTGAGGTATG